TGGAGCTACTGATGGAGTTGACATTCGTTGTACTGCATTAGTGTTTGAACAGATAATAAAACGTTCACCTTATAGTAAAAACTATAAAGATATATTACGATCTGTAATATATAAACAAGAACTTAATTATCCTTCTGTTAAGATTAAAAAGGAGAAGCCTATGGAACTCAAAACATTGATGAAACGCATTGATCGTTCTTCAAATTTGAAGAGTATCAAGCGTAGATTCGATGTCGAAGAGCGCCAGGTTTTGCCTGCAATCCAACAAAATGGACAATTGATGGGTTCTGTACTTTCATTCCCAATCTTATGTATTATCAACCTAATATCCTATTGGATATCTATGGAAGAATACTTAGGAGAGGAGATTGATTTCCACGAACTCCCTGTTCTTATTAATGGTGACGATATCCTTTTTCCATCTAATCCAGACCATTATGAAATTTGGAAAAGTAAAATTAGATCTGTTGGTTTTAACCTTTCCATTGGAAAGAATTATATCCATAAGAACCTTTTTACAATTAATTCCATAATGTTTCATGAACGTCATGGTAAGGTGGTAAGGTATAAGTTCTTCAACGTTGGCCTTCTCACTGGAAAAGCTAAAGTAACCGGACGTACCTCACTACAAGCGAAACCAATCTGGGATTGGTATGCTGAAGTGATAGATGGGTCGACCAATAAATGGCGGGCCCATCGAAGGTTTATCCATTATCATAAGAAAGCTATAGATAGCCTTACTTATAATGGTAAACAAAACCTATTTATAGATAGGTGGTACGGTGGTTGTGGCTTCCCGCTGGATCCGGAAGTCGCGAAGCATGTAACGTTCACATCATACCAACGAAAGAGGGCTTCGTTCTATAACTGGTTTATAGAACAGCTTATAAGGAAGGGCAAAGACCCCTCTAAATACATCCTTCGTTTGGTACCAAGTGAAGATCACACGTCTTATTCCTGTGTTGACATGGGATTTCATGACCGCATAAGAATTATTCCTAAAACGCAACCACTAAACATAAATCAAGATAAAGTAATAAAGAGGCTATACAATCTTCCCCTCCTTAGTCAACCTCATGACCCCAGCAAGTTAAACCTGGTGTTTAAACCTGGACATAAGTTGCCGAGTGCTAAAAAGATTGGTTTTCAACCAAAAATGGCACTTCGTAAGCTGTTGGAAGCACCTTTTACTCTTGTTGCTGAAAACGAATTTCCTCTAGCCTACCAGTTTTCTGGATTTGATGCAGATGAGGCCCGGTTCTTCGATCCTGTGATTGTTGAACCAACGAGTAGATCTATTACTAAACCTAAGGGTTGGTACGAGATCGACTTTAACACAGGTCATATTCTACATTATGACGAAGACCTCTTTAAAAAGATGTCTAAGCCAAGACTAGTGAAAAGCACTTGAGATGCTAGAAGACAGTAATTATATTGGGTTGTATCTATTAAACCAACTAAAACGGTGTAGAACTGGGTATAGGGTTTTACTCAATACTTCCGTGCTAAATCGTCTATGACGTAAACGCCGACAGACTACACGGTTGGGCTGGTCCCAAACCAGTTGGATACAATGTATAGTCGCACGATAGACACGTGGGATCCAATACAATGTCTAATATTACCAAATCTGATTTATTGAAACAAAATAAGCAATTAAAGAATCAAGTTGCTCAACTTAAACGTAGTAATGCGATTACTAAGCCTTCCGCTTCCAATAAGAAGAAGTCACAAGTTCCTGCTGCGTCTGTACCAACCTGGTCCGGACAAAGCAAGTCCTTGAGAATTCATCAAATGGAAAGGATTGCCAACGTGAATGCAAATTCTACAACAGCTGGAGCTTTTAAAGCTGATACCTATGTAATCAACCCTGCTGATTCTGTTACTTTCCCTTGGCTCTCTAGTATAGCTAAGTTATTTGATAAATATAAATTTCATAAATTGAGATTTTTCTTTATCAACAACTCGCCAACTAGCATAGCTGGTAATGTAACCATGGCAGTTGACTTTGATACATTAGATTCTTCTCCCGCTAACGGTACACAAATGACTAACTTAGCTAAGTTTAGTACATTTGCTCCCTGGAAGCAAGAGGAACTTAGTATCCCAGTCAATAGACCAGGAAACAATCAATGGTTGTTTACCTTAGACAATCAAGGTACCATACCATCCAATTCTGATTTGAAGACCTATAATCTAGGTAACTTCTTAATTAGTACTGAAGGTATTAGTACATCTGATTATCTTGTCGGTTATCTCTGTGTAGAATACGACGTCGAGCTTCTTGATAAGAACCCAAACTAAGCTTGCCTGGACCTTCCCCATCTACACCTGTCCTCCATTATGCTAGTATTAGCAAACAGA